ATCCAAAACGCACATATCAATAATCAGGATATTACGACTATAAATGGGGCAACCATCTATGTTCGTGGTGCTGATAGACCTGATACCTTACGGGGTGTGTCCCTTACCTATGCTGTACTAGACGAGGTGGCAGACATTAAGCCTGAAGCGTGGGAACAAGTAATCAGGGCTTCTCTGTCAGACAAAAAGGGCAGAGCCATGTTCATTGGTACGCCAAAGGGTAGAAACTGGTTCTATGACCTCTACAAGTTAGGGCAGTCTGAAGACGATGCTGATTGGAAGTCTTGGCACTTCACAACCAAAGACAACCCCCTGATTGACCCAACTGAGATTGAATCTGCCAAGAAAACCCTGTCTACCTTTGCTTTCAAGCAAGAATACATGGCTAGTTTCACCAATGCTGGTAGTAATGTGTTCAAGGAAGAGTGGATTAAGTACGGGGAAGAACCTCAATACGGCAGTTACTACTTAGCCATTGACTTAGCAGGATTTGAGGAAGTTGCCAAACAAGCGGCTAACTCTAAGAAGAGGCTAGACCAGACGGCTATTGCTGTGGTTAAGGTAACGGATGATGGCAAATGGTTTGTCAAAGAGATTGTCTATGGGCGTTGGGACATCCGTGAGACTGCGGCAACCATCCTGATGAAAATGCGAGATTACCGACCTTTGGCTGTTGGAATTGAGCGAGGTGCGTTAAAAAACGCAGTTTTGCCGTATCTTTCTGACTTAATGCGTAAAAATAATGTATATTCCCACATAGTTGACTTAACGCACGGCAACAGGAAAAAGGCTGACAGAATTATCTGGAGTCTCCAAGGTCGATTTGAGCATGGGCGTATTGTGCTGAACTCTGAGGAGGATTGGGATGAATTTAAAGATCAACTTCTTTTATTTCCCGCCATTGGAGTGCATGATGACTTGCCAGATGCTTTGTCATATATTGACCAGTTAGCCGTGACTTCTTACTTTGAGAGCGTAGAAGAAGATGAGTGGGAGCCAGTTGACATAATTAGTGGGGTTTAAATGGCAACAGACAAAGAAGTGAAGATCGAAGACCAAGGTAGTTACGATGAGCCTACACAGGCTGACAAAGACTTAACCGCCTTTGTTGTTGACCATTGTGATCGTTGGCGTGATTACAGAGATACCAACTTCCTTCCAGATTGGCTTGAATACGAGCGCATCTTTCGTGGTGAATGGGCAGTAGAAGACAAAACCCGTGAATCTGAGCGTTCACGCATTGTCACCCCTGCCACTCAACAAGCAGTAGAGACTCGCCATGCTGAGATCATGGAAGCAATCTTTGGTCAAGGTGACTTCTTTGACATTGAAGACAACATTCAAGATGTCAATGGCAATCCCATAGACATTGAGATGATCAAGCGTCAACTCACAGAAGACTTCAAGAAAGACAAGATCAGGAAAGCCATTGACCAGATTGAACTGATGGCTGAAATCTATGGCACAGGTATAGGCGAGATTATTGTCAAGACTGAAAAAGAGTATGTGCCAGCCACTCAGCCAATCCCTAATCAGATGGGTCAAGCGGCTATCGGAGTGCTAGAGAGAAACAGAATTGGCGTGAAGATCATGCCAATCAATCCCAAGAACTTCTTGTTCGATCCAAATGGTACGAGCGTAGATGACTGTATGGGTGTGGCGATTGAGAAGTATGTCTCTATCCACAAGGTTGTCCAAGGCATTGAGGCTGGTATCTATCGTAAGGTAAACATTACCACTACTGGTGACGATTCTGACCTAGAGCCTACCCAAGAGGTAAGCCAATACCAAGATGAGAAAGTCTTGTTGTTGACCTACTATGGCTTAGTGCCACGGGAATATCTAGAGAATCTTGAGGAAAACAAAGAGATTGTTGACCTTTTCCCAGACAACTCTGAGGCAGAGGAATATGCTGACTTGGTGGAAGCCATTGTTGTGATTGCCAATGATGGGCAATTGCTAAAGGCAGAAGCCAATCCCTACATGATGAAGGATCGTCCTGTCTTGACCTATCAAGATGACACAGTTCCTAATCGCTTGTTGGGCAGAGGCACAGTAGAAAAAGCGTTCAATATGCAAAAGGCTATTGACGCACAAACTCGTTCACACCTCGACTCTTTGGCTTTGACCACTAGCCCCATGATTGCTATGGATGCTACTCGTCTGCCACGGGGAATGAAGTTTGAAGTAAAGCCTGGCAAGGCAATCCTCACCAATGGCGCACCTTCTGAGATTCTTTATCCCTTTAAGTTTGGTCAAACCGACCCCAACAACTTGGCTACGGCTAAAGACTTTGAGCGTATGTTGCTACAAGCAACGGGAACTCTTGATTCCCAAGGCATGATCAGCAATGTGGCTAGAGATGGCGGTCAAGGCGGTATGTCTATGGCTGTCGCTTCTATCATCAAGAAGTACAAACGCACTTTGGTGAACTTCCAAGAGGATTTCCTAATCCCATTTATTAAGAAGGCGGCTTTCCGCTTCATGCAGTTTGACCCAGAACGCTATCCTTCTGTGGACATGAACTTTATTCCTACGGCTACTCTTGGCATCATTGCTAGAGAGTACGAGCAACAGCAGTTTATTGGCTTGTTACAGACACTTGGCCCAAATACTCCCGTTTTGCCTGTCATCTTGAAGGGCATTTTGGCTAATTCAAGTCTATCTAACAGGATGGAATTGATTGCTATGTTGGAGAAGATGAGTCAACCTGACCCACAAGCGCAACAAATGCAACAAATGCAACAGCAATTGGCTATGCAAGCGGCTCAAGCGCAGATTGCGGTCAATACCACTCAGGCAGAACAGAATCGTGCAGAGGCTACCAAGTTGTCTGTCGAGGCTCAGTTGATGCCACAAGAAGTTCAAGCCAAGATGAGTGCATCTTTGACTAAGAATCTACCCAATGATGCTGATGCCAACCAAAGAGAGTTTGATAAGCGGGTGAAGATTGCTGATCTGATGCTCAAAGAGGCTGATATCAAGAATAAGAGCAAGATTGTTGAGTTACAGATGGCTGATAAGCGTGGCAAGGTAGAAAATGACTTCCTAGACAGGCTTTCTAAGGAACTTTCCTAATGGATATTGGTGATTTAGAGCGAAAACTAGGCATTGATGGGCTATCTGCTGATGAGCAGATGGCATTGCTTGATGCTTTGCAAAAATCAGCACAATCTAGACTAGAAATTGCCAATCAAGAGGCTATTGGCAAGAGTACAGAGGTTGTTATCCAAGGCTTGAAGAAGATTAAGAGTGACTTGGAGACAAGGTTTACCCAATTAAATGCCACCATTGAGTCAAAAGCCTCTAGTTTGAGGGATGGCAAAGATGGTAAGGATGGCAAAAATGGCAAAGACGGACTTGACGGAAAGCAGGGCTTACAAGGTAGCAATGGTCAGAATGGTCGAGATGGGCGTGATGGCTTGGATGGGACTGATGGTATTAGTGTCACCTCTGCTCGTATTGATTTCGATGGTAGCCTTGTTATTGGCTTGTCTAGTGGTACTGAACTCAATGTTGGTGAGGTTGTTGCTCCTGATCTTGCAGAATCCATCAAGGTTATTACTAATGGTGGTGGCACTTCTCAGTCTGTACTCGATAGCATAGCAAGTCTTCAGTCTCAAATTACGGCTATGGCTGGATTTGTGAATTATGAAGGCACTTGGAACGCATCAACAAACACACCTACTCTTGCCTCTAGCGTTGGCACAAAGGGAGACTACTATGTTGTCTCTACCACAGGCACAACAAACTTAAATGGCATTACTACTTGGACACAAGGCGATTGGGCAATATTTAATGGCTCTGCTTGGGAAAAGGTAGACAATACTGACCTTGTAACTTCTGTTGCTGGTCGCACAGGTGCTATTACTCTGACAACGGCAGATATAAGTGGCTTGGGAACGATTGCCACACAAGCATCAAGCAATGTCTCTATTACTGGTGGCTCAATCACAGGCATCACAGACTTGGCGGTTGCAGATGGTGGCACAGGTGCATCTGATGCGTCAGGTGCTAGAACAAATCTAGGTTTGGT